AAATCGATTATTAATTTTTCTGTTGTCATAATGAAATACTGCGCCACCATCCCCTGAATCGTATTCATTCTCCCCGCTATGGGCGAAATTTGGTTCTCCAAAATGACATGAGTGAGTTCCTTGATGAATGGAGCAAATTTTGCGTCGAAATTCGTTTTGATTCGTTTGCCGATATCTACCAAATGGAGTTGGTTCGCATTTGTCTTTTTAATCTTTGGAATTGGTTTCAGCGTATTTTTTTCAAAATGGGCCTGGACTTTCTCTAAGACTGCGTTTTTCTTGTCTTTGGGATCGATCGTAATAAAATGGTTGGCGCAGAATTGAGTTAGTTCATCCACTTTGAGTTTCTTGATAGCGGGCATTGAACAAGCCTTGGTCGGCAATAATTTTCCAGAATTTTTGGAATGGACGTTGCAGTAATAGTTTTCGCCAAATAAGTAAGACGCTTTTTTGCCACAAATACCGGATTTGGCTTTTTGGCAATTGCACACCGGGACAGAAGGTGTTGCTCCTATATCTAACAAATTAATGACATTCCAGTCGCGGATAATAACCGAATCTTTTGAAACCGTGAAAATACAGTAAGCCAAATTCTTGATGCCGATGTCGAAACTAATAATAGTACTCATTATCTAAAATAATAAATACTTATCTTTAGATATCTTTTAAAGGAAACCTACGGTTTCCTTTTGAACCTTCCCTTTTTAGTATGGGATTATAATATATTTAATTTATATAATGAGTAAGTCAGATTTGAGAACTGAGCGAATCGAACTAAAAACACATATTTTTTTTAATCCATACACTTTTCATGATTTAGAAGACATAAAAACATTACTTAGTTCTGATTTTGTTATTGATTTTGAGGACTACGATGATATAAAAAAATATGTCATGCCGAAAGTTATTAACGACACGTTATGCGGAGGAGGATTAAATGATAGATATGTATATTATTCGTTTGACCAGGTTGATGCTATAGTTATCCTTGGTTCAAATAATATATTACCAGATGGAAATATTTATGGATTTGCCTTAGTAAATTTCGATGAAGCAAAAAATGCAATATATATCGATGTTATTTGTTCCAATAAAGATGTTCGAGGTGCAGGAGAAATCTTAATTAGAGATATCGAAAGAATGACCAATATACTATTGATGAATGGTATATATTTGAACTCGGTTAAAAGCGCTATTAAATTTTACGAAAAGTTTGGTTTTAAAAAACACGACGACTCATGTGTTGATATGTGTCTAATGATAAAATCTTTAAAAAAGAAGAAAACAAAAGAAGCAAAAGGAAGAAAAACAAACAAACACAGAATTTCAAGAAGAAGAAGAAAAAGAACCCACCGAAAATAAATCTGTTTTATCTTGCTTCTTGATAATGATAAATTTCATCAAATGAAAAATCCTCTTTTTGCAATTGACCATTTTTTTTACACCAGAAACAATAGATTATTCCAAAAATAACAACTAAAACTGTAAAAATAATAACAATACCAATAACAATGGATTGCATTATATTCTCTACAAATAGTATATTTATAAATGATTTTGGAAATAGTTTCAAAATTAACGTCAGAATCGTTGCTAAGTCTTTATCCAATCTTTGTGAAAAAAATTGGAATTTCAAGTTCTCTGCAATTATGGACGCGGTTAATCACCTATGTTTTGATTTCCATTTTTTTCGTAAATTGGTCATTCATAAAGTCTTCTCTCTTTACCATAGATTCAATAACACTTGGATTAATCAATCTATCCCACGTATTTTTTTCGTATGAGGGATTCCGCCACTTGGATTCTGGGGTTTCATTCGCCATCTTCAACAGTTATCCATTGATGATTTTATTGTTGGGAGGTACGTTGTGGCACAATTCGTATTTGCTTGTTATACTTGGATTGGTATTCTTCATTTACGGGAATTATACAGAGAAGGCAAAAGAAAAGACTGATTTGGAAAAGAATGAAAAGAATGAAAAGAAGGAATCGTTCGGCTACGGTGTTATCATGATTTTGCTTGCTGCATTAACTGAAGCCCTCATCTATTTCCTGGTGCGCAGAATCAAAACACCCAATAATTGGAACCATGTTTTCATATCTTATTTCCTAGGGGCGGTACTAATGACTGCATACTCTATTTATAATTTTAAGGATATTGGTTCGGGATTGGAGTCAGCAGACAAAAGTCGCGTAGGACTTGCGGTAATAATCAATGGTATCATCGGAACCGTTGGTTATTTTTTGAGATTTTTTGCATCGTATCGATTGGAACCAGAAGTATATGCGCCTCTCTCCTATTTTGGTGTAGTTATGTCGTATGTCTATGGCTTAACATTTAACAACGATACCCTGAATTGGAAGAAGGTGTTGGGGACGATTTCCATATTGGCGTCCAATTATATGTCTTCGCGGGTATAAGCACTCTCTATCCAGTCATATGGCATTGTAACCATTCCTGGAATTTTTATTTTGTCATTTTCATAAATCATCTCTTTTACGCGTAATGTTTTGTATCCGGTATATTCATTGCATAAAATATCAACTACAGTTGCGGTGAATCTTATGTCTTTGTTAAGAGCTAAATTGTCTGACTTTACATCTAATTTAACCGCATTTGTATCTAATTCATCATCCTTATTTGCCTCTGATTTATCTACATTTTTCACTGTATATATATTATCTCTCTTCTTGAACACATATCTAACATCGTTTTTTAGTTCCATTTTATAAGTATATGTGGTTTTGTTTTTATATAATTTACAAAAGGTGTTTAACGCCGACTCCTGGATTTGCCTTTGCCCTTGGTGCGTCGTCTTTTTGTTTTTTTACCTTTTGCAAAAAACGATTTACTACTTGATAAATCACATGCAACTTTACCAATGACTTGTTCAAATTCAGTCTGTGTAAAATTATAATTAAGTTTTAATATTTCATTAAATTTTTGTCCAAAGAAAAAATTCACATCCATTCTTTCAGTTTCACCCTTATTTATTCTATCCAATAATTTATAAATTGAGAAAACTAATTTTGCAGAATGCATATCCTTATGCGAACACTCTGCGGAATGACTACTTTTTAATGTAATTTTTTTTAAATTCAGGTCAAGACATCCATTTCTTAAATGTTGTCTAAAAAAATCTAAACAATTTTGTTTATGTTTTTTAAAATGTTCGCTACTAATATATTTACACAGTTTTTCTCTGTTAAATTCGTTTGGGTCAGTTTCCAATATTTCTTCATATTTATATGATTCTCCCAATGAATTTATAAATGCTTCAATCTGCGTGGCAGTATTGAACTGTTTTCCGGAAAAAAAACTCATTATACAATAAATGGATAAAATATTCCCAACGAAACGCATATAAAAGTTTTATTCCAAATATATTAATACAAATGGATTGTAAAGCATTTATTGAAATCAGCAAGGGTTCTAATCTCAAATACGAGTTTGACAAAGAAAACCAATGTTTAGTATTGGACCGCATTCTGCATAATTCAAACGTATTCCCTTATAATTATGGTTATATCCCAAACACATTGTCAGATGATGGTGATCCCCTAGATATCATCATTTTGTGCGATTATGCGATACATCCTGGAACAATGGTGTCTTGCAAAGTGATTGGTGGTATTTATACAGAGGATGAGAATGGCGGTGATGACAAAATTATTGCGGTTCTCGTAGAGAAGGCTGATCCTAAATCCCGTTTTTTCAATGACATTGCAGACGTGAATGAACACGATATGAATTGCATCAAGTATTTTTTGAGACATTATAAAGATGGAGAGACCGACAAATTTATTACAATTGGCAACGTTTATGGAAAAGAAGAGGCACTAAAGAGAACCCGTCGTTCCGCAATTTAACCACAATAAGATGCAAGGTCTTTGCAATGAATATGCAAATTAAAAATGGGTACTTCAATGCCCTTATTCTTAATAAATGGTTTATTCAAACCATCTATCATTTTCCATATTATTTCGCCTTCGTCTTTGTATTTTATGACACACGTTTCATTGACAAATCCGCGCGTATCTCCGCCAGCGTTTCGTGGATCCACGCCTCCTATAAACTGACCGATGGCAGCCGCATCAAAAATGTATTTTTCGTAGCCATTCGTAACAAAGGCTCTCTCCCAGTTAAAAGAATCCGATACAAAAATTGGCAAATTCTGGATAAGCCCAGTATTTTTCCGAATTTCGCTGAAATTGTACATATCATTTTTTGCAAAATCGTAGCATTTCAATATTTCTCCAAATATCTCTGCATCCGGAATATAAACAATACTGGCAATGTTTCTCTCATAGGTGTCAAACGGAATGTACAGTTTTTTATCTGTAAATGTATTCGCCAATTCTTCATCACAATTATAATAGAGAAGAACGTCGTTCTCTATATGGATGACATTTTGAACACCGTATTTCAACATAAAGGCATGGATTACGAAAAACCTGGCCGAAGTGTGGAACCAGAACCCGCCACGAAATGTTTTATCCAAAGTTGAAAATTCATTAAATTTGAACAAATCATCCAATTTGTCTACATCGATCAATTTTAAAAAGGGAGCAAAAGGTTCAAACTCAGAAAATAAAAATGAATTTGTTAAAATGTAAATGTCGGTATGTCCAAGTCGCAAAAGTTGTGCAATGTTTGTCAAAATGTATTCTTGGAAATTCTCTAAACAAACTAAGACGAGAGAGAACATTATTACTTTATCGTTGAAAATTAAATATAAAAGTTAAACGATAATAATTATTAAATGTTGGAAGAAATAATTAGTGGCGAACGTATTCAGCAGATTGCGGATATGTATTTGGGAACTCCCGGCGATTTTATGTATAATCCCGTGATTTTTGAACAAATAGAGAAACACCAGATTTTGGACGATATTGACGGGCCCTTTGATAATCCACCGATCCTTTTTTTGTATTCTCATTTGCTCGAGCCATTTTCCAAAAAGTTGCAGTACTTCACAAATCCATTTACTTTGATCACCCACAATTCGGATTATAATTTGACTAATTCGGACCCAGTTGTCCAAAAAATTCTAGAATCGGACACTCTAGTTCGCTGGTGGGGGCAAAATCTCTGTTTCATCCATCCTAAAATGCGGATTCTGCCAATCGGTATCGCCAACTCAATGTGGGATCATGGTAAAGTAGAGAACTATGCGATTGGCCCAATAAATAAGTCAGACGATGTCTATTTCAACTTTAATATATATACGAACCCTGCAAAGAGACAACCGTGTTATGATATGTTCAAAGAAAAAATGGAGTTTTTACCCATGGTTCCTGTTGCAGAGAATGTGAAAAGGCTGGCCAAATACAAATGGTGCATTTGCCCGGAGGGGAACGGCGTAGATACGCACCGATTGTGGGAAGCCATGTATTTGCGCTGTATTCCAGTTGTTGTAAGAAGCCCATTTATTGATACATTGATGCATTATACAGAGGGAGAATTGCCGATCTATGTAATGAATTCGTGGTCAGATTTGACAAATCTGAATTTTCCAAATTTCGAACCATTTTTCAGAGATAAATTTGACAGCAAATGGCTCAAATTAAGTCATTATAAAATGTTGATTAAACTACATTAAGCAATAATCCAAGTTGTTTTTTATCTTCAAGTTGTAACGTAATAAAATCAATTATGGTGTTAACTCTATTATTTATTGCATTTTGTATTTCTTGAGACAAATCACTTGGATTTAAACGATTATCCACATCTGTAATTATTTTTATAGGTTTTAAATCAGAAACACTTTCAAAAAACATTTCTTCAATATTTTTTTTATCACTATTATAGATTTTAACTAACAGATTATTTATGTATGTTGTGATTTCATTAAATTTACTTTCATAATTAATGCCAACGTGAAATAATGTAGTATAATCACTTACATTAAATTCATTTGTATGATAAAGTTTATCCGCACTTTTTAAAGCACCTAAGTCCAGATTAAAAATTCGCATATATTCGGAAAATTGTTCAGCTCCTTTTGATAATGCAATAACTGTATCGCGTATTTCCGATTTTTCAAAATTATTTTCTATAAGATTATGTGTTGCTTTTAAAATATTTGGTCTTAAAATAATGGCTGGTATTGCATTTTCAATTGCATTGCGTGCAGTTTCATTTGGTATTTGTTGAACTGCATATTTAATGGTACCATACAATTTTTTTGTAATTATATTTTTTGGATAGATTTTGTCTAAAAATGTACAAAAATTTTTAATAAGTAAAAACCAGTTGTGAAGGTCTTTCATGTGTGTAATAGTCATTTGTAAATGGTATGTTTTGTTTAATATTGCACATTGTATATAAAAAAATATTCCAAACAACAAAATTGATAAAAATTTTTTGGAAAAATCATTGAAAATAGCACCGCCACTTATTTTTCGATTTTTTCGTGAAAATTTACCTTTACTTTTTTTATTTTTTTTTAAAATTTTTGTTTTTTTCCAATTTTTTGTTTGACCCATTATATTATTAGTTTATATTATTTAATTGTCCATCTTGAGTATTTTTGGCTTTCAAACCACTCTTTTTTTTTTAAGTTTTCGCGTTCTTTTCTTACTGCGTTTCTTACCCTTACCTAACCCAAAAGTTTTGGCAACATTATTACCAA